TATGGTACTGCTATCTGTATAGGGTACAGTAGTCAAGCCTGAGGTCTCAAGTCTTACACGTCTATCTAAGTGAATAGAAAATGCACCGTCTGTATATTCAGTAGCTTCGTCCACTGATAGATTTATACGCTCTAGGAATAGGTTAGTACCTCGTTTAATAAGCATATAGATATCTGCTCTATTAAATGATACACCTATGACATCCCCATCAAATACCCAACGTGACCACGAAGCCTGTAGCTTCTCTCTGCCCTGCCAGTAGTATCTGTACACATAGAAAGCCTGTGCATCATTACTAGACTGTACGATTAACATATCCTCATTAGAGGATGCTTCTATGTTAGTTATCTCACCATCAATGTACTCAGGTACGTGCGAGGTAATCTCACTAGCATCGTTAGTATCTGTATCGCTATCTACAAAGTACTCCCACATACCCGACCAAGCACCACGCTTTGAGGCGAAGTACACATACTTACCAGACTGTGCTGGTTTAGCACGTAGGGATGCCTCAAACTCTGTGGTATTAGCCACGTTCACTGTCTCAGGGGTAAGTACAGGGTCACCTGTTAGCTTGAACTGTGTAAGGTCTGAGAAGAGCAGCAATGCCTCGTTAAATGGTACAGCGTGTTTAAGTATGCTAACCTTGTTTGAGGATACCGCAACATCAATAGGGTCACTATCTACAATAGTTAGTGCTGACTTGCGGAAGAAGTCAAAGTCTACGAACTCACCAGCCCTAGAGAAGATAACATTCTCATCAGCTAGTAGTCCCAGCCTGTTACGATGGAAGAAGATATCAGCTAACTTGAAGCCTACGAAGGAAGGGAAGGGGTTAGTGGTATCACTACCCACACGTCTGTCCTCATAGGATTGTACGTCAAATGTAAAGTTAGCACTAACATCCTTTACCAGCTTATGTGGCATAGTACTAGCGTCTAGGTCAATAACGATGTTTGGTTCTACAGTCTCTTTCCAAACACCATTGTCAAACTTAACGTAGTAATCGTCCTGTGCTTTCTGATTGTCACCAGCTACCTCAATAACAAAGTCATTGGGTGCTTCAACAGGTAACTTCTTAAAGTCAGGGGTAGTGTCCTTGAACACAAGCAGGTGGTCTCCACCATGAGAGTCACCTACAGTTACTTGGAAGTCTGTGGTATCAGTAGATTGAATATGTAGTACTGAGCCGTAGCGTGTAATAGTAAGACCAGTTACAGCAGAAGCGTTAGTAATGTTATCATAGTACGTAGTGCTTACGCCTGTGGCTGAGAACGTGTCTAGGTTCTCTGCAATGATATCAGTAGACGCACCACGTTCAGCGTCCTGTGTCAAGCTTGTACTACTCTGTGTAGAGGATTTAGTAGCAAACTCTACTGTACTAGTACTAGCACCCTTAGTTAAAGTTAGCCTGTACGTAGAAGAATAGTCAGCCTGTTTAACAAACACCAAAGCTTCTGGGTTACGTGCAGGGGATGTTGTACTACCTTGAGCAACTGTTACATTCTTATTAACAATAAAGGTATTATCTGCAATAGATACAGCAGCAAGTTCTTGGCTAGGGTCAGTCAATCCAGTAAGGTACGAGGCAGCATTGTTAGTGACAGTACGTGATGTACCATCCTTATCAAATACACGTATCGTACCAGCAGTGTCAATCACTAGCGAGTAAAACTCGTTCTCATCTCTGCGAATAGTATGAATAAAAGCTTTGTCTAAGTTTGATATAGTTCCTAAGTCAGCCACGTGCTGAGTACTAGGACGCTTTGACAAGCCTGATACCACACTAGACAAACCATTCTCTTGTAGTTCAGCCTGTGTATTAAGGCGAAGAGATGGTGGCTGCTGAGATACCCCATTGATTAGGTTGGGGATAGATTGACTGATGAGTGCCATTAGAAAGTTCTCCTACCCTGCCTATCTATTATACTAAAGGTATCATAGTTATCAAATATGTTATGGTCATCCGCAGCTTTGTCAAACTCTTTCAGTTCAAACAGCGCACGTTCTTCATCTCTAATCTGGAAATCATGTAGAGTATTAGACCCTACAATACGGTCTTGGAATATTCTGGTTGCCCTGAGTGTGATGTATCTCTTACATACCTCAGGCAAATCATCAAAATCTAATTGAACTACTACATCTAACTTGGTGTTAGCACCTATGTTAAACGTGTGGTTCTTTCTGTCATACATCTTCAAGCCACGCTGAACTAAGTCAGGGCTGTTTGCCTCTAGTGTAGCATCTGCACGTAGGATATCTGTGCCTAGTAATATCTCACCACTAGGGTTCTGAGCGTATGATTTATTTAATTCTGTGTTAAAGTGCCAGCCCATTGACTGCACTTCTCTGTCTACAGTGTTAAGTATAGTCTCTGCTATTTCGGCCTCAACCAAACCAGAGGAAAGGCTGTTGACAGGTGCTTCACCTATCGCAGAGAGCATAGTATTTACTGCGTCTAGTTGGGTTGTTGTTGCCATCTTATCACCACTTTACTTTGTTAGCCCAGTACGCTGCACTACTCTCACCCTTTGCTATATTCTTACGATGTCTAGCCTTGAATGATTTACGTTGTTTAGCATTTTGGTTAGTCTTAGCACCCTGTTCACCAAACCTAATTAGTCTTGGGTCATCTCTTGAGCCTACTAGGACAGCATGAGACTTGGTAGGATGACTAGGCGTTCTCTTAGGTATCTTCATACCTTTGAATGTCTCACCTGCGTGTTCTATTCCCATGTCTTACTCCAAACAAAAAAGGAGAGAGGCACTAGTAACCTCTCCCCTCTATTAATTAGGCTTCAGACAGACCGATACAGGCTGCTGGACGCAGGACGTTGTGTCCCATTGCGTACTTTGCAACCATCAGTGTGCCTTGACGATTAATCTGGTACTCAGATTCCATGCCCAAGTCAAGAAGCTTGACAGTAGCAACAGCGTCTTGTGTGAACACAAAGCCCTTGAACTTAGAGGCTTCAGCCACCATGTCACGCCCATCTACAGCAGCAGTAGGCAAGTCATAGTGAGTTGTGCGACCTGAACCAGCAGTGTTTGCCAGTGGAGCATTGTCGGAAGTCTTACCTTCGTCAGCATCGCCAGTAGTGAAGTTCACATACAGGTTAGATACGTTAGCGTGGTTAGACATAATGATAGGCATACCAGCGATTGAAGGAGCAACGCCAGAAGCGATTGAACCAGCACCACCGAAGTCCTTGTTCATGTACACCAGCTTGTTGCCATCAGTTACATCCATCAGCGCATAGTACTGGTCAGGAGCAAGAACAACAGTAGCACCATCAGTAGGTACGTTCTTTACTTCCATCTCTTTACGTGCGTCAAAGATAGCTTTAGCAATCTTAGCTGGGTCTAGTGCATCGGCAGAAGTAGTACCAATGTCCACGTTGTCAGTGAAGTCTTCTTCAGTGAAAGACTTATAGTCCTGAACGAGACCAGCAGCAGCAGTAGCGTTAGTTGACAGAGCAGCCTTAACCAGCATACGTGCTACGTTACGGTCAGCTTCGTTAGCCAACGCAATACCAGCTTCTTTAGAGTAGATGCTGCGTACATCGTAGTGGTTGATTGCTTCATCAATGTTTGCAATGAACTGTGCAGATACCAGCAAGTCATCAATAGTGACAATGCGTTCACCTGCACGAATTGCGCCACCAGTGATTTCATTTCCGGGAGTTAGGTACTCAGCAGATGCACGTCCTGTCATTGGGAACGATGCTGATTTACCTTTGCTAATGGTACGAGTACGTACCTTGTCCATAAGGACTTTCTTTTCCTCAAAGGCGGTCAGGACTTCCCCAGCATATAGCTTAAGGAAGAGGTCACGAACGTCACCTGAGAGGTTATTCTGACCCTGAAAGCTTACGGTGTAAGCAGGGTTTGATGCGGCTTGGATAGCCATAGTATCACCTCATAAATTAAAGTTAAAGTTTGTGCCTCAAATTTACTGAACTTTCTCCAGCAGATTGTCCCTCGCAAGGGGTCAGGGTTAGTCGTACCTAGTAACTTTGAGATAGGGGATAGCCCCTTATAAATACACCGCGTAGATGTACTTATAAGGAGAGGGGGACGAACCCCCTACTCCCATGCAACAATTAGAACAGGCTAGAACGAGCAAGCTTATCAGCTACCTGTTGCCTGTAGGCAGGGTCTTTGCTGTATCTAGGGTCACTCATAGCAGCAGTGAGTTCCGCATTACTTTCAAAACGCCCACCAGAGGATACAGCACCACTACCACCTTGCAGTAGAGTTGGTTCTGCCTCTGAACGATAACGTGCGTTAAGACCTTGTATTGCAAGCCTAATCATGTTAGGGTCTTGCGTTTCCATTGTAGCATTAAAGGCATCAATCTCACTCTCAGGGAGTGTATCGGCTGCCCATGAAACCATTTGTGTATATTCTTCTTGTCCACCTACTACGTCATACATCTGACCAGTAATCTGTGAGGCAAGAGCATCCTGTCCCTGTATCCATGTGTCTACTAGGGAACGAGAGAAGCCAGCTTCCTGTAGTGCTTCATAAGCATCCTCAGATAGTCCACCAGTTTCATTGTACTCTTGCTGGAATACATCAAAGTCTAAGCCCTTGTTGTCCAAGAGTTCAGCTACTTCAGAGGCGTTCTCCTCTCCTGTAACTTCTGCTTGTTCTTCAGGTTTCTGCTGTTGAGGTTGGCCTAGCTTACTCTCTAATTCAGAATAAGCTTTAGCCATATCTTCAGCAGACTTAAACTTTTGAGGTAGCCACTCAGGACGTTCAGGGTCTTGTTGACTACCTTCTACTTTCTCAAGCATAGCGTTGACGTGTTCTTGAGATTCGGCTTCAGGTTCTTGATAAGTGTTAATAGCTTCTGCCATTTATTACTCCGCTTCCATTGCTCCTTTAGCTAACTGTGGTGCTGCACTCTGCAATGCACCCATAGCTGCCTGTTGTTCCATTTGTTGTTGCATCATCATCTGTTGCTGCATCATCTCTTGCTGCTTCTGCTCTTGGGATTTAATCAAACCAGATGTATCAATACCTAGAGAGGCTGCTAGTCTATCTATGTAATCACCTAAGTTCATCTCACTAGCAATCACTTCTGCGCCTAGTGGCTGTAAGTACTGCAAGAATGTTGCAAGTTTATTTAAGTCTTGTCCTCGTCCAAGTGCTTCAATACCTGT